TGCAATTACCAAATCAAGAATTGGTAAAGATGGGGTTATCTTTGAAAATTGTAAATTTGATAACGGTATGTTAGATATTGACACAGAACAAAGTGTTACATTCCTTGGACACGAGGAACAAAAAGAAGAAAGAAATCGTAGCCGAATCAAAGAACTTTTAGAAAAGAAAAAACAAAAAGAACAACAAGAATCTTAAATAAAATTATTAAAATTGAATTAAAAATGGATATTTCGCAAAAAATATTAAGTGACATTACTGTCTTTATGAAATACGCAAAGTTTCAACCGGAAAAGAACCGTAGAGAGACTTGGGAAGAGTTGGTAACCCGTAACAAAGAAATGCACCAACGTAAATACCCTCACATCAAAGATGAGATTGAAGAGGTATATAAAATGGTATACGACAAGAAAGTATTACCATCAATGAGATCATTACAATTTGGTGGTAAACCAATTGAGATTTCACCAAACAGAGTTTACAACTGTGCATATATGCCAATTGACCACGTTGACTCGTTTTCTGAAACAATGTTTTTACTTTTAGGTGGAACAGGAGTTGGTTACTCAGTTCAAAAACACCACGTTGAAAAATTACCAGATATTAAAAAGCCAAACCCTGAAAGAACAAGACGTTACCTTATTGGTGACTCTATTGAGGGATGGGCAGATGCCATTAAAGTATTAATGGAATCATATTTAGGTTACAAATCATCAACACCTATATTTGATTTTTCAGATATTAGACATAAGGGTGCGATGCTTGTAACATCAGGAGGAAAGGCTCCAGGGCCTCAACCATTAAAAGATTGTATTCATCACATAACAAAAGTGTTGGATAACAAAAAAGACGGTGAAAAACTAACACCAATTGAAACTCACGATATCGTGTGTCATATTGCCGACGCTGTACTTGCAGGTGGTATTAGAAGAGCGGCACTTATCTCATTATTCTCGGCTGATGATGAAGAAATGATTTCTTGTAAGTCAGGTAGTTGGTGGGAACAAAACGCACAAAGAGGTAGAGCGAATAACTCGGCAGTACTTCTTCGTCACAAAATCACAAAAGAATTCTTTATGGATTTATGGAAACGTATTGAGTTATCAGGAGCGGGAGAACCAGGAATTTATCTATCAAATGATAAAGATTGGGGAACAAACCCTTGTTGTGAGATAGGACTTCGTCCATTCCAATTCTGTAACCTATGTGAAGTAAATGCGTCTGATATTCAATCGCAAGAGGACTTTGATAAAAGAGTTAGAGCGGCAACATTCATTGGTACACTACAAGCGGGATATACAGATTTCCATTATCTAAGAGACATTTGGAAAAGAACAACTGAAAAAGACGCTCTTATTGGTGTTGGAATGACAGGTATTGGTTCAGGTGTTGTTTTGGGTTACGATATGAAAAAAGCAGCTAAAGCGGTTAAAGAAGAAAATGAAAGAGTAGCAACACTTATTGGGATTAATAAGTCGGCAAGAACAACGACTGTTAAACCATCAGGTACCTCATCATTGGTATTGGGAACATCATCAGGAATCCACGCTTGGCATAATGACTTCTATTTAAGAAGAATCCGTGTAGGTAAAAATGAATCAATCTATTCTTACTTGGCAATTAATCACCCTGAGTTGATTGAAGATGAGTTTTTCCGTCCTCACGATACTGCAGTAATTACTATCCCACAAAAGGCACCTGAAGGGTCTATCATAAGACACGAATCAGTATTCCAAATGTTGGAAAGAGTTAAGAAAGTTTCTCAAGAATGGATTAAACCTGGACATAGAAACGGACAGAATAGTCACAACGTATCAGCAACAGTTTCAATTAAAGAAGATGAGTGGGATTTAGTTGGTGATTGGATGTGGAATAATAGAGAGTACTATAACGGATTATCTGTATTACCTTACAACGGAGGTACATATACCCAGGCACCTTTCTCCGATTGTACAAAAGAAGAATATGAAAGTTTAGTAAAAACACTAACCAACATAGACTTAACCCAAGTAATTGAACTACAAGACAATACAGATTTACGAGGGGAAGCTGCTTGCGCTGGTGGAGCTTGTGAAATTGTTTAAATCATGAAAGTACAATGGGGAAATAATACAACGCTAACATACCAAGTTTTGTTAGCGTTTTATAATCTTAGAAAAATAAATTAAAATGAATGTAGGAGCATCTAAAGATTGGGTACAACAATTATATGTTAGAGAGTTTGGTCCAAAATTACAACCAAACGAATTTTACTATGACACTCAAGGTAGGATGGTAATGACAGAAGAGTACCATAAACGTAGAGGTAGTTGTTGTGGGAGTGGATGTTTACATTGTTGTTATTCGCCACCTTTTGAAAAGGGTAATACAACACTAAAAGAAAAAACTAACGAATAGTAAATTTTTATGTTATGGTAGATATTTATAGATAAATAATAAACTACCATAACATATAATTTATGCATCATAATACTAAAAACTTAATTGGTAAGACTTTTAATAGGTTAACTGTTGTAAGAATAGTGGAAAGAGATGAACACACCCCAACTAAAAGGAGAGGGACTTTTTGGTTATGTAAATGTGAATGTGGTAATGAAAGAATAGTAATGTCTACTGAATTAACTAGAGGTGACACAAAGTCGTGTGGGTGTGGTAATAAATTTGAAAAATCACATAATTATAGGGGTGTTGGAAAATTATCACAATCTAAATTTTCACATATAAAATGGGGAGCAAAAAAAAGAGGATTAGAATTTTCAATAACTAAAGAATATGTTTGGGAATTATATCAAAATCAAGAAGGTAGATGCTTTTATACTCAATTACCAATTGAATTGAACACTAAAAATAATGGTATGACGGCATCTATTGATAGAATTGATTCTAAAAAAGGTTACATTGAGGGTAATGTTGTTTGGGTACATAAAGATATTAATATTATGAAAAATGTTTTTTCTAAACAACATTTTTTAATGTTGTGTAAAAAAGTAGTTGAAAACCACAAATAATAAACTTAACTCACAAAACACGAAAAAGGTAATGAGAACCTACAAGAATCCCAACGATAAGTTGGGATTTTTTTATTTTATATCTATTTATTAGAAAATTCGCAAGATTATATTTATTAGATATGGCAAATGGAATAACATACGGTATAAATTTCCCCTTTAGAGAAAGTTTAGACGGAAAGTATTTATCACTTTCACAAACAACTGATGAAGAAATAAGGACCGATTTAATACATCTATTACTCACAAGAAAAGGTAGTAGATATTATTTACCCGATTTTGGTACAAGATTGTATGAGTTTATTTTTGAACCATTAGACGGGGATACGTTTGATTCAATGAGAACTGAAATACAGGATTCTGTAACTAAATATATACCTAATCTAACGATTCAAAATATTAGTATTGAACCTTACGATTCGTCAGAAATTTCTAAAGGAGAGTTAAATCCGGCACAGTTTGATTTACCAACATATGCGGTTCCGGGTGCCAATACTGAAGAATACACGGCAAAAATAAAGATTGAGTACATTAACGGAAATAATGCGTTTGGTACTAGAGAATTTGTAATAATCAATTTATAATTATGGCTAATAGAAAAATATCATATACTGAAAGAGATTTTGAAGGTCTGAGAAACGACTTAATAAATTATACACAACAATATTATCCAGAATTAATTCAAAACTTTAATGATGCTTCGGTTTTTTCTGTATTGATGGATTTAAATGCTGCGATAGGTGATAATTTAAATTTTAATATTGATAGAAGTATACAAGAAACAGTTTTACAGTATGCGCAACAAAGATCATCAATATTTAATATTGCAAGAACTTATGGATTAAAAGTTCCTGGATATAGACCATCTGTCGCAATAGTTGACATATCAATAACTGTACCCGCATTAGGGGACTCTGAAGATATTAGATATTTGGGTATTTTAAGAACAGGAACACAATTTAATGGAGGAGGCACGACTTTTGAAACCGTTTATGATATTGATTTTTCTTCACAATATAACAGAGAAGGATTTATAAATAGAACAAAAATTCCAATTTTTAGTGATAATAATAACTCACCATCACAATACGTTATAACAAAACGAGAGGTTGTGGTTAACGGAACAACACAAGTATTTAAAAAAGTTGTAACACCAGGAGAAGTGATACCATTTTATAATTTCTTTTTACCTGATAAAAATATATTAGGAGTAACATCGGTAATACAAAAAGAAGGGACGACCTATCAAGCAACACCATCCTTTTCTGAATTTGCGAGTTCAACAAATAGATGGTATGAAGTTGATGCGTTGGTTGAGGATACAGTATTTATTGAAGACCCAACAAAACCTGTTGACAATGCAGGAGTAAAAGTTGGTAAGTATTTAAAAACGGATAATCGTTTCATTACCGAATATACGCCTGAAGGGTTTTTAAAAATTCAATTTGGTGCCGGTACGGTTACTCCTGATGAACAACTAAGACAATTCACGACGACAGGAATACCTTTAAAATTACAAAATTTTCAAAACAACATTGGATTAGGTTTAACTGTAAAACCAAACACTACTCTGTTTGTCCAATATAGAACAGGTGGAGGACTCTCAAGTAATGTTGGTGTTGGGGCAATTAATCAAGTGGGTTTAGTTGATTTCACAGTTAACGGACCTTCAGAGACAACTAATAATAATGTTATACAATCATTGAAAGTCAATAACGTAACTGCAGCAATTGGTGGAGCAAATCAACCTACAGTTGAAGAAGTTAGAAATATGGTTACATATAACTTTTCGGCACAAAAAAGGGCAGTAACAATTAATGACTACAAATCGTTAATTGATACAATGCCGGGTAATTTTGGGGCACCAGCAAAAGTGTCAATAACTGAAAATAATAATAAAATTGCAATCAAAATATTATCATACGATAGTACGGGAGTTCTAACTCAAACTATTTCAAATAACTTAAAAACAAATTTGGCAACATACCTTTCAAAATTTAGAATGATAAACGATTATATTTCTATTGAAGTTGCAAAAGTGATTGATTTAGAGTTTGAATTTTACATTGTCTTAGATTCTAGTGGGTCACAAGGTGACGTTATTTCCCAAGTTATAAATTCTGTAAGTACCTATATGTCCCCTGCAAATAGAGAGTTAGGTCAAAATGTTAATGTTTCAGAAATAAACACACTAATTCAAAATATTGCAGGGGTTAATGTACTATCTGAAGTTAGGATATATAATAAGATAGGTGGACAATATTCGTCATCTGAAACTTCACAAAGGTACGTTGATAAAAATAACAAACAAATTGAATTAATTGACAATACTATCTTTGCTGAACCTGACCAAATATATCAAATTAGATTCTCAAACAAAGACATTAAGGTTAGGATTAAAAACCTCACATCAGTAGACTTTTCATAAGATTCTTTATTTTGGTTAATTAGATATTACTTTTAAAAGTAATAACATAACTATTTATCAACAAAGACAAAAATGACCAAGAGTTACAGAATAAAGGCTAATCCGGGTTCCGACAAAAATATAAGAGTACAGATTGATCAAGATTTTGATTTAATTGAAATATTATCATTAAAATTAAAACAAGATGAGGTTTATACAAGATTTTGTTCGGATTATGGTGTAATTGCTGGACGAGTAATTGCGAATGGAGGGTATGGGGTACCTAATGTCTCTATATCGGTTTTTGTACCCTTATCTGTAGAAGATGAAAATGACGAAGTAATATCAACCCTTTATCCGTATAAAACTCTTTCAGATAAAAATGAAGACGGATATAGGTATAATTTATTACCATATGTTCAAGAATATGGTGGACACACACCAACAGGAACTTTTCCCGATAGAGAAGATTTGTTATCTCGTACCGAAGTGTTAGAGGTATATGAAAAATATTATAAGTTTACCGTAAGAACAAATGAGAGTGGTGACTTTATGATTGTTGGTGTTCCATTAGGACAACAAAAAGTCGTAATGGATATGGACCTATCTAATATTGGTTGTTTTTCACAAAGACCTTCCGATTTAATAAGGATGGGTTTAGGTGTTGAAGGACAATTCAATGGATCACAATTTAGGTCAAACACTAACTTGGCAATGTTACCACAAATCATTAATGTTAATAAAGAAGTTGAGGTTGATGCTTTTTGGGGAGACACTAATTCATGTACTGTTGGAATAACAAGAGTTGATTTTGATTTGAGAGAATCGGGAATTGAAATAAGTCCACAGGGTATTTTTATGGGTTCCATATTCAGTAATTCGGATGAAGATGAATTAAAATTGAGTTGTAAACCTAGTTTAAATACAGGTGCACTTTGTGATATGGTAGCCCAAGCCGGATCAATAATAGCAATAAGACAAACAATTTTCAGTGACGTTAACGGGTTTCCCGTTTTAGAAGAACACAAATTTGAAGACGGAGGTAATATTATTGACGATAACGGAACTTGGTTAGTTGAAGTACCAATGAACCTTGATTATGTTAGTACAAATGAATTTGGTGAACAGGTATTATCTAACGACCCAAATATCGGAATACCGACAAAAGGAAGATATAGATTTAGAGTAAGGTATCAAGTTGAAGACCCAACAGGAAATGACGTTATTAGGGCAGATTATTTAGTACCAAACATCAAAGAGTATGGTTGGTCATCCCAAAGCCAAAACGAACCCGATGATTTAATACTACAGGAAAAATCATACGCATTTAGTTTGGATTGGGCCGACTACGGAGACCCAACAACTCTATTAGGTAGACAAATCATACAAGAGGCAATAGACTGTAAGGATAAGTTTTTTGAACTTAATTATAATCGTGTTTATACTGTATCAGGACATATTGATAGATGGAAATGGGGATACCTTCCTGGTAGAGTTTTAGGTATTAAAGAAATAACAGAAAGGGCTTGTACGGCAACCACAAATAGATTTCCTACAAACGACGCTCAATTTAGGTTTGATTTGATATTTTTTGTAGTTTATTTTGTTATTTCTATATTTTACCCACTAATTTATGTTTTCATAGTTACTCTACACGTTTTAGCTTGGTTGTATGACATTGTTGTTAAATATTGGAATAAACTTGCCAACTTTTGGAATGATAGGATTGTTTCTCTTTGTTATAAATTAAATGATACGAATTTATTTGATATTAATTGTGATGGGTGGTTATTACCATTAATGGACCCAAAAAATCCATTTGCTAGGTATAGCCTACCTATGATATCATATCCTGACTGTGAAAGTTGTTCTTGCGAAGTTGTACAAGTACCCGACGATTTAGTTGAAATTTATAGAGATAATGGTAATTTTAGCCCATTGATTAATAGTAACTCATTAAGTAATTATGAGGGGTATGATGAATCTTTTGTTGCAAATCAAATTAGAAATTCCGACCCTAACTCTAACACTGATTCTAATTATGATTTTACAGACCTATCTTTAAATAGTGCTGTAAGACAAGGACTTGCAGGATACAATGGGGATTTTAGTGGAGAAAAGTATAAATTTTTTAAATCACCAATATTAACTTGGCCAACACAATCAAGTGCCTCGGCGTCAGTTATGTTTACTGCTCATTGGTCACAGGCATTAAATAGGTTAAATAGTAGACAAGGGTATTACGAATTTAATAAAATAACAACAACAATAAAAAATATAAACCCATCAACAAATGTTGAGGTACCATCACAACCATTCAAAGACCAACCATTAATTTTGGTTTGTGACGAAGGCACACTTTCAAGTATGGGATCACCAGGTCAACTATTGACCTTTACGGATATTAATACCATACAGGACCCAAATTTAACGGGATTCACACTTAATTCTTTTGGTACAAATTCCATAACAGGAAACACCGCATACAATTTAAATGGATTGGTTACTAGAAGTGTTAACTTTTATGAGCCTTGGTACGGGTATCAAAACGCTCAAGTATACCTTAAATTAACAAAAGATAAAATTGCTTATAAATTTAAAACGGGATTGGAATACTTTCAGTTTGTTACTGGAGGAACTATGGAACAACTTGAACAGTATATTAACTTTAATAACTACGGACCACTACAACAAAACGTATATAACTACGGGATGAAAGGTAGATGGGGTAAAGGTATCAGAACAACAACAAATGTTTCTTGGGGATTTTTTCCAAACGCAGTTGTTCGTACTATTGATGAGGATTCATTAGGTAATGTTTATTTAGGTGGAGATTTTACATCATATGGGACAAACACATCAAATAGAATAGTTAGAATATTACCATCAGGTTTAATTGACCCTTCGTTTTCTATTGGTACTGGATTTAATGGTTCTGTAAGAAGTATTAAAGTGCAATCAAATGATAAAGTTGTTGTTGTTGGGGATTTTACTTCTTATAATGGAACATCATCTATCGGTAGAATAGTTAGACTTAATAGTGACGGTTCTATAGACCCAACCTTTAACGTCGCTTCTAATGATTTTAATGATAGTTGTAGAACAGTAACTATACAATCTGATGGTAAAATTTTAGTTGGTGGAGAATTTACTAATTTTGGTGCACAATCGGCAAACCGAATTATTCGTTTAAGTTCTCTTGGTGTCTATGATGCCACTTTTAATACTTATATTGGGGCAAATAAAGGATTTAACGCACCAGTTAATGACATATCATTACAGAGTGACGGTAATATACTAGTCGCGGGAGAGTTTACATTATATAATAATAACCAAAGTGCTAGATACGCTTGTAGACTACAAACAAATGGTTTACAAGACACAGGGTTTTATATATGTTCACCATCACCAAACGCTAATGATATAAACTACTATGCAAATGTAATTAGAGAATCTTTAGATGGGTTTAATAACGTTTATATTG